CTTTAATTTCTTCAATCTCTAGACTGGTGTAATCTTGAAAGGCTATAAATTCAACGTATTCTCCGCCAAAATAGTCATGCTCTGCTGTTTCTCTTTCGTCTTCATTCCACCAAGAATCATCAGGTAACCCAAAGTCTTGCATAACATTCTGGACGTTGTACCTTTCTGCTTCTATGACGCGATACTCTTCTAATTGATACTCAATCAATTGAATTGCTCCGTCTTCGTGATAATAATCGAACACGTTCATCTTGTCTACAATTGCCGGTAGGTTTTCTTGTAGTCCGTATACATACTGCACTTCAACACCAAGTCGATCACCTAGGTCTGCTCCGCTGTAAACTAACTGGATTTGCCAAGAATTCGCATCATACCTAGTAACAAAAACATTGTCGGTCATAGGAAGGTCGTAATAGTCTGTGATCATACCATCAGCAGCATCAACCACAGCATTTGCTTCCGCTGACATTTACCCCACCCGTGCATCAATCAGTTCGCATGGGGTTTCAATCCTCACCTATACCGGAACTACTGGCACTAAGAGCCTTGCCACAGGTCTTTCCACCAAACCAGATGTCGCAATATTCAAACGTACTGGGACGGCAGGGGGTGATTGGCAATACGTCACAGACGTTACTGGGAGCATGGTTGCTTGTGAATTGAACAATCCCACTGCCACAGTAGGTGTGCCTATCGCTAGTGATGGCTTTCAGGCAAGTACGATCACCGGGCTTAACGGCGGCGGCGTGAACGACGGTACAACATATGTTTGTTATCTATTCCAGCGAACACCGGGGCTCGTTGGCGCGGGAACTTTTGAAGGCGTGGCTAGTACTGACGGTACAGTCGTAACAATTAATGACAACGGCGCTGGTTTTCGCCCGGCATTTTTAATGATCAAGGGCATTGATGCGTCCCGCTATTGGGTGATTCACGACGCAGAAAGAAACCCCTACAACCCAGCATCACTCCGACTTCACCCAAACACTTCTGAATCTGAAGCGGTAGCTGGAACTGCTGCCATCGACTTTTTGGCGAACGGATTCAAGTGCCGAAATACGTCCAGTTTTTCTGGGGGAGCCGCTGAAACATATATATATCTCGCATTTGCAGAGCATCCATTTGGTGGTGACGGTGTAGCGCAAGCAAAGGGAAGGCCATAAGAATATGGCCCAAAAAATGACGAGCAAGGTAGAGCGAAAGATAATCCGCCGCAGGAGTAAACCTGTTCATCTTCGGCATCGAAAGAAACTGGGTCCAAAGTCGCATATGCGCGTAAGATAGATTGGAGAAGGAAAATGACCACAGTATACAAAGTTAATGGTCAAACAATCAGACCGGGCCGCGCATGGAAAGATGCGGACGGAACCCTACAGCCTAAAAATTGGCAAGTCTGGTCTGCCGACGAAAAGAAGGCGGCGGGTATCTCTGAGGTTGTGATGCAACCGTTTCCCGACCAGCGGCTTTATTCGTCCTCCCATAATGATGATGGAACCGTTTCCTCAATAGCTAAGTCATTAACGGATGTAAATGAAGTTGATCAAGACGGGAAAGCTATTCTTGATGCCGACGGCAATCAGCTTACATCGCCGGGGGTAAAAAGTAACCTCAAGAATGAGGTAAAAACTCAACAGGCATCTCTTCTTTCTCAAACCGATTGGGCCATAGTTCGGAAAGCTGACAAAGGCACTGCTGTACCATCTAACATTCAAACATGGCGTGACGCTATCCGCACCAAGGCTACCGAAATGGAAACGGCGATTGACAACGCTGCGGACACGGCGGCGGTAGAAGCGTTGTTTCTTAAATGGACAACAGACAGTGATGGGAAAACCACCAAATCCGGTATCTTGTATGAGTGGCCTGAATTAGGCTCATAAGGTTCGTAGAGGTTAAAATTAACTTATGGACCCCCTGACCGTTGCCGCTGCCGTAGCATCCGTTCGCACTTTGGTTAAATCTGCGCGGGGAGTCCAAGAAATTGTGCATGGACTCGACGGAGTGTTCCATGCTCAAGACGAGCATGAAAAAAATAAAAAGCGCAAACCGGGTAGCTCAATCGGAGAAAAGAATAAAAGCATATTGCAAAAACGCGCCAAGGATGATGGCGGGGATGAAAGCATTAGTGCGGCGGCAGCAGCGGTTATCGAGTCGAAGCAACTTCAGAATCAACTTGATGACCTTAAGGCAGAGATTAACTCAAAATGGCCGTCTAGGCCGGGTGAAAAATCTACTTGGGATCAGATACTAGAGGAACGTGAAAAGAGAGTTGCGGAAAAGAAGGAGCGTGAGAAACAAGAGAAAATTAATGCTGAAGAGCGTAAAGAGAGGCTTAAAAAAATACTAATAGAAGTTGGTAAGGGTGTAACTGTCCTCTTTATTGCAGGGGGCATTGCGTGGTTTTTATGGTGGGCGTACACGAGCGGACCAGCGGTTAGGTAATTATGGAACTTGGGGCAAGTCATGCGATACAGGGGATCATGGTTTTGGCTACAGTAGCCGGGGGCTACGCTGTGGTGAAGAGTAATCTTAGTCGCGTCATGCACGATCTTGAAGATCATATAAAAAGTGCAGAAGATACCCGCGAGAAGTTTGATGCGAGGCTAGACAACGCGGAGCAAGAGCGCGGTAAGATTGCAAATCAGGTCATGACGCTCAAAGGGATCAATTCTCCAACAGAACTGAAGCTTTTGCACAGAGAGCTTGAGGGGCTACAGAAAGACGTAAAGTGGCTAACGAAGCAGTTAGATCAGCTTGTACACGCACATAACGGAAAGCATCCACCCGTGGAGAGTAAATAATGGAACCGAAAGACCTTATAACCGTTGCTCCCGGTGGTGTGGCTGTAGCGGCTTCTTGGTTAGGGATTGTTGAAACAAGTCTTTCCATATTGTTGCTGCTTGCGAGTTTAGGGTTTCTAGCATGGCGCTGGAGACAAGCATTGAGAGATAAAAATGGATAAGATTTTAATTTGGTGGGAAAACACGTTTGGTGGCAACAATGCGATTTGGAACATCGATTACGGCAAGCTCATTATTATTGGCCTTTTGCTGTTTCATATCTTCTGGCAGTAGCGCCAAGGCAGACGAGAAGGTCTTTGCTGGCTGGATATTGCATATGTTTATCAGTGGACAGCTTAAAGAGTATACGCCAAGAGGGGGGATGGCTGAGTGCCTGAAGGTGAAGCGCAAGATATTACGCTCCCAAGGTACGGCGGTTGGCGCTCGTTGGGAGTGCGGTCAGGGAAAACTGGTTTTGCGTAAGTTTGACGCTGGCAGAGACGGTGAGAAATGGTTGCCCGTTGAGCATCTTGGTAAACAATAATGGCCGAAGAGACGCCCAGAGGAAGAAGAGGAAGTGATCAAATAAGGGTAAGCGATAGTTCTGCTATTAGTATGCCTATACGGAACCTAATTAGCATCGTTGCGGCGGTTAGTGTGGGGGTCTGGGGCTACTTTGGTGTTGTAGAGCGCTTGAACAAGTTAGAGACGTTTGAACAGTTGATTGCTAAAGATTTGGAGACTGGCCTCAAAGAGCTACAAGCGGATATTGCCAAGAATAATGAGTTTAGAATTAAATGGCCTCGTGGGGAGTTAGGTCAAGCATCAGCGGACCAAGAGCAATATTTGTTGATTGAGCATTTAAGCGGTCAAGTAGAAGCAATACAGAGTCGCATTGAGAAAGGCATGAGTAACGGCGTTAACATCAAAAGACTGCAAGAAGATGTACAAACTTTGCGTAGTGATGTAGAAAAGTTAAAAGACAAACAACGTGGTATGTCAGTAAATTAGCCATGCTCCAGAAATTAACATTCAAGCCCGGAATAGTTAAAGACCTGACAAGGTACGCAGGTTCAGGCGGCTGGTTTGATTGTGACAAAGTTCGTTTTGTAAACGGGTTGCCTCAGAAAATGGGGGGTTGGATCAAAACAACTACAACAGCTTTTACTGGCACCTGTAGATCATTATTTAACTGGTCAAATCTTGATGGCAGAGATTTGATGGGGATCGGAACTTCTACCAAACTTCTGATTGAGGAAGGTGGTGGCGTTAATAACATTACGCCTTTTAGAGTTTCAGCAGTTACGCTTGCAGCAAACCCACTCGCCACGGCAGCTTCAGGGTCAAGCACACTTACAATAACCCATGTAGCCCACGGGGCTTTGGCAGGCGACACGGTCATTTTATCAGGAGCTACGACAGTTGACGGGATAACTGCTGCTGTGATTAACACAAGCCATGTTATTACTTCTGTTTTATCATCTAATAGTTATGTAATTACAACGACTGGGACAGCGTCATCAGGCTCTACG